GAAGTGATCCGCGCTTTCCGCGATCTGCCCGGCAAGCACGTTTACATGACGGCCAAGCTTGAGAAGCAAGCCGATGAGATGGGCCGCATGCTGTATTCCCCTAGCATGCCCGGCAACAAGACCGGCCAAGCTTTGCCCTACTTCTTTGATGAAGTGCTGGCTTTGCGTGTGGAACGCGACGCTGAAGGCGTGCCGCAGCGGGCGCTGATGTGCGACAGCGACGGGCTTTGGCTGGCCAAGGATCGCTCTGGCCAGCTTGCGCCGTGGGAAGCGGCTGATTTGGGGCAGATTATTGCGAAGATACAAGGGGGTGCGTCGTGAACCTCGCCGCCGAATGGCTTGAAGCCAAAGAAGCCGAGCTTGCCGCGATCGAAAAGCGGCGGAAGATCGAAGACGCCATGATTGCCAAAGGCCAAACCGAATGGGCCGGTTACACGGTTCGCATCGCCGAGCGCGACAACTGGAAGATCGACGGTGACAAGCTTCAGGCTTTGGCCGAGGCCAATGGCCTGACCGATTATCTTCCAACGCTGTTTCGTTGGAAGCCTGAGGTGAACAGAAAAATCTGGGACGCCGCTGCAACCAACATCACGAAGCCCCTGCTCCCGGCGATCACCATCACGCCAGGTCGACCAACCTTTACCATCCGCGAAGACTTTTAATTTGCACAGACTTTTAAGGAGACCACGATGAAGCTTGATTTTTCCCTTGATGACCTGCCCGAGGCCCTTGAAACGTCCTATGATCCCCTGCCCCCCGGCTGGTATCAGGCGCGGGTTGCTGCGGTCGAGGCTCGGCCCAACAAGGCCAACACGGGCCAATATCTGGCAGTGCGTTACGACATCATCGGCCCGACGCACCAAGGCCGGGTGATCTATGGCAACCTCAATATCTCCAATCCATCGGCCAAAGCCGAGCAGATTGGCCGCCAGCAGCTGGGCCAGCTCATGATGGCGATCGGGCTGGAGCGCATTTCCGATACCGATCAACTGATTGGCGGGACGTGCGAAATCAAGCTGGAGATCCGCCCTGCCGATGGGCAGTACAAAGCCAGCAATGATGTCAAGGGTTGGAAAGCGCTTGAAGCGAGGGCCAGTGGGTTTAGCGCGCAATCGTCGGCCGCACAGTCTGGCGCACAGTCCGCCGCACAGCCGTCTGCACAACCCGGCGCGGCGACAAGCCAAGCCCTGAGCGGCCAAACCCCGCCATGGAAGAAGCGGCCATGAGCGCCCTTCCCGAAGCCCAGAATGATCTGGCCGCGCTGATTGACAAGGCCCATCAACAAGAGGAGGCGGGGCGCGAGCCTCGCCTCCATCTTGGGGCGTCTATGCTTGGCCACCCTTGCGACCGATGGCTGTGGCTAAGCTTTCGCTGGGCCGCACCACGCAGCTTTGAAGGGCGTGTGTTGCGCATCTTCCGGCGCGGCCAACGCGAAGAGGAGACGATTCTTAAGGATCTCCAGATGGCGGGAATTGAGATTGTGTCAGAGCAGGCGCGCGTGGCGATCGAAGGCCATGTTGCGGGGACCATTGACGCCATTGTCCTTGGCGTGCCTGAAGCCCCAACGAAGCAGCATGTGGCCGAGTTTAAGACGCACAACAAGGCGAGCTTCACCACGCTGACAAAACAAGGCGTCGAGGCGTTTAAGCCAGAGCACTACGTGCAGATGCAGGTCTACATGCACGCGACGGGCTTGGAGCGGGCGCTGTATGTGGCGATCTGCAAGGACGATGACCGTTACTATTTCGAGCGCGTCAAATACGATCGGTTGACGGCGGAAGACGCCATCGCGCGGGGCCTAAGGGTGTCCTGCTCCGATCATATGCCTGAGCCTATGTATCAGGCCAGCGCGGCTTGGTGGCAGTGCAAGACCTGCCCCGGCTTTCACTTTTGCCATGTGTCTGGGCTGACGAAAGAGGTTAATTGCCGCACATGCGCGCACTACACGGCGCGGACAGATGGCACAAGCCATTGCGCGGTGTGGGATTCAGAGATCCCCGTTGAAGCGCAAATTGAGGGTTGCCCCAAGCATGTGATCCACCCGGACCTGACGCCGTGGACAATGCTGGATAGCCCAGACGGGGTGACCGGGGCCTACATGATCGACGGCCAGAAGGTCATGAACGGCGATGGCCATGTGTCGTCGAAGGAGCTGATCGACAAGCATTGGGTGCCGTTCTGATCCGGGAGATGACCAATGCTCAGAGAGTATCAACAACGCGCTTTGGACATGCTGTTCGAGTACTTCCAGCACCACGACGGCCATCCTTGCTTGGTGTTGCCGACGGGCGCGGGGAAAAGCCACATTATCGCCGAGTTTTGTCGGTTGGTGGTGATGGCCTACCCCGATCAGCGCATTCTTATGCTTGCTCACGTCAAAGAGCTGATCGAGCAGAACGCCGAAAAAATGCGCCAGCACTGGCCAGATGCGCCGCTGGGCGTCTATTCGGCGGGGCTTAGGCAACGCGACGCGGGGCAGTCGATCACGTTTGCTGGCATTCAGAGTGTCGCTAAAAAGGTGGACCTGCTTGGCCGGGTGGATATCGTGATTATCGATGAGGCTCACCGCATTAATCACACGGCGGACGGCCATTATCGGCGGCTGATTGCGCAGTTGACGGCCAAGACGCCTGACTTGAAAGTGATTGGCTTAACAGCCACGCCTTACCGGCTGGGCCATGGTTACATCACGGATGCGCCTGCGCTCTTTACGGATCTGCTTGAGCCGATCGGGGTGATGGATCTGGTGAAGCAGGGCTACCTCGCGCCCTTGCGCTCGCTGGCTACCGCCACGCAGTTTGATCTTGCGGGCGTCAAGAAGAAAGGCGGGGAATATGTTGAGGCGGATCTTGACGCGGCTGTTAACACAAAAGCGCTGAACAAATCTGTCGCTGAGGAGATTGTTGAAAAAGCGTATATGCGCCAAAGCTGGCTAGTGTTCTGTGTTGGCGTTAACCATGCCTTTGCAATGCGGGATGCGTTGCGGGAAAAAGACGTGATCGCGGAAACGATCGTGGGAACTACGCCAGCCGAAGAACGCGAAAACATTATCCGCGCTTTTAAGGCTGGCGAGATTAGGGCGCTGACAAACGCGAATGTGCTAACGACTGGCTTTGACGCGCCCAACGTGGACGTGATCGCTTGCTGCCGCCCTACCCTTTCGACCTCGCTCTATGTGCAGATGCTGGGGCGCGGGACCAGGCTGAAGGACAACATGGATGATTGCTTGGTTCTGGACTTTGCCGGGCTGACCTACACGCATGGCCTTTTCGATGATCCGGTTGTCAAGAAGCCTAAGAAAACAGAAGGCGGCGAAGCGCCAGCCAAGGCTTGCCCGAATTGCCAATCTCTATGCCACACGGCGGTAAGGGTATGCCCTTACTGTGGGTTTGTATTTCCGCCGCCTAAGCCTCCGGATTTAGAGCTGAAAATCGCGCCGATTATGTCGGATGAGGCGGCTTTAGGCCGTGAGATGAAAGTCGCCAGTTGGCGGTGGGATATCCATAACAATGGGCAGGACATGCTGCGGGTGCGGTACTATCCCGCGAGCTACACTGACCCTATTGTAACTGAGTATTTCACCGTGTGGCACGGCGGAGCGGCGTCTTATCGTGCGTGGGAAAAGCTGAAAACAATCCTAGGCGCTTTGGGCATATCGAAAGGCCTCAACGGAGATCAGGTTTATGAAGAGTTACAAACTGCCCCCGCGCCGACGTCGATCACATACCGCCAAGAAAGCCGCTTCTTCCGCGTTGTCGATCGCCAATGGGCGCAAAGTCGCCGCGCGTTCTGAGCATGTCGAGCAACGCGAGTTTGTGAGCTGGTTTCGCCAGACCCACAAACCCGTGCGGATCTTTGCCATTCCCAATGGCGAGGCTCGAAGCCGCACGACGGGCGCCAAGCTCAAGGTCGAAGGCGTTAGTGCTGGCGTGCCGGATCTCTTCATCCCCGCTTGGTGCTTGTGGGTCGAGATGAAGCGCGCCGATGGTGGGGTCGTGTCGGCAGTGCAGGCCGATTGGCACGCTTATCTTGCCAGCGTTGGCCACACGGTCATCATTGGCCATGGCTTGGACGATGCACAAAAAAAGCTACAAGAGTGGTTGCTTTTGCAATCATCGGTGATAAGGTGACCTCACAAACAAGGAGGTTGCCTGTGACCAAGAACGAACGCCTGGCCCGTGTAATTGCCCAATATTGGGCACAACGGGGTTACGTTGTGAAAGTGACTCCAAGCCCTGAGGGGCTGACCAGCGCCACGATCAACGGCGCGCCGCTTGCGCCAAAGACGTTAAAAGTGAAAGGGAAAAACAATGGACGTTGAAGAATTGCACCGGCTGATTGCCGAGGAAGGCCGCGGCTTGGGCTGGGACGTTGAACGTCGGGCAACCCGCGCTATGCAGGCTTATGAAGCGTGCATTACGCAGCTGCGTCGCGTGCATGCGGCGGCGGTGCTAAATCAGCTTAGCGTGAGCGACATCGCCGAGTTTGGAGCTGGAGATTATTTGGAAGAAAGCGCGGTGGAGATCACGCGCCAGCTTGAAACTACGCTGGTGGACATTGAAGCGCTGGTGACCAGCCTGCGCCGTTTGGCGAATGCAGCTGCGGATGCGGGGGATGGGAATGACTGACCGCCCTTACCCCCCGCTTGTGCGCGCGTGCATTTGGGCAGTGCTTATTGCACTGTCCTGGGCGCCGTGGCTGTTGCTCTGGAGGCTGCTGTAATGCCTGACATCGCCCTATGCGAAGGCGGCGAATGCCCGCGCAAGTATGAGTGCGGGCG